TTTTCTTATTTCCCTTTGCTTTACCAAGATGAGACGAAATGGCACGCATCCAATTCTTAAACTCCATTACAGAGGGTTCTTCACTGGATGTAAATTGCTCATCAACTTTATTGTCTTCTTTTTGTGTTAAGAGCGTAAATACATTTTTCCAATTACTAGTTATACAATACCAGATTATCACGAGTCCTCCAATTATGATAGGAAGAATATCTATGAATATTATCCAGCATCGAGATAATGACGCATCTGTGATATCAATCATATGTCCCATTATAGTGGTTGATATAGCAAATAATCCGACTAATGAGATACCCCAAATAGCCGAACCAGAAAGCTGAGGCTGAGACTTGGTGACTGTGGTTGTTTTATTAGATAGTAATAATGATAATTGGTCCTTCCATTCCGCCTTGTTAGACTCCCCATTTCTCATTTTTATTTCAACTTTTCCTTCCAGAACCTTATCCTCTATAAGGGCATTAGTAAGTGTCTCCAGAATAGACCGACGCTGTAGATCTTCTTGATGTCCCCACGCATCATATGTGAAAGTATAATATCCTTCTCCTTCAAGATCTTTCTTTATCTTCTCGACCACATTAGATTTACCAGAACCCCACTTCCCCTCCAAGCCAATTATCCTAGGCATCTGCCCCCGTCCTCGAGAGGATGCAGAATCATTAGAACGAATATACTCACAAATATTATTTGCAAGATTGGTCTGAGATTGACCTTCAAAAACGTCATCTCCGGTTGGTTTATCAGGAATAAACCGAGGATACTGTTCATTATTTGCCATTGTGTTTTTATTTTTAAATTTTCCTAACAATGCAACTATAAATTTATGAATTATACCAAACATAGTCAAGTAACTATTTCATACGATTTGCAACAACATCTTCTTTTCGACCGACAATTGTGTCCATTCTATCAAACATCACCTCCGCCTCATGCTCATTCAACCCAGCCTTTGCTGCCACTGCCAAAAGATCTTCTTTCGTCGGTTCGATATTGTCATTGATTGAAGTCGTGCGAAAACCGTTAATGCCATCGCTGGGCAACAAGTCATAGGCCGGAGCAAAACGCCAATCGCCATCCCGATGAATAAAGGCGAAGTTCTTAGCGTGGTCATCCTTGTTGCCAATGAGATAATTGAACACCATCAGTCGATAGACTTTCCACAACTCGGCCACACTATGCGTCAGCACGGCGCACACTTGAAAAATATGCTTGTAGTCGATACTGGGCAACCGATAATCGGCACTGATAAGGCCAGCGACACTAACCACATGCAATTTCCCTTTTGGCATACGGTCGAATCGTTCCACTCCGAAATACTTGTCCTCAAAGAGTCTCGTTTCGGGCATTTCAATGCCACATTCTTTCGCAAGCAGCGAGTATCGATATTCATCCACTCCTATGCTTTGAGGATCTCGCTTGGCCCGAAATTTTACCAACCACTCCCTACCACTATAACGAACGAATATTTTAGGTCTCGCACCTCCAGGAGAACCACCTCGATCCTGAAACTCTTCAATGCCTTCACCCATATAATCGTCGCTATCCAATATCTGTTCTGCCTCCAAAGCCAGCTTCTCAAAATCAGCATAATCCTGTCGCGTCACGACACTATGATCCGGACGGAACTCCAGGGCTCCACGTCCCGACGACCCGACCAATGCGAGACGATCAAGTAGAGTAAGCGCGCGAGGATTGATCCCCTTTTGTTGCAGGTATCGGTCCAGGATAAGAAGGCCCCATCCATCGGGCAGGCAATCATCGAAAACTCCGAATCCACCTTCAAACGGACGCGGTTTGGCAATAAAAACGCCGCTTCGCAAAGGCAGTTCAACAGGGGAAATAGAGAAACCAGAACTAAGCCACTCTGCCGAATATTCGAAGGCACACAGTCCTGCTTTCGTCAGAGCCAAACGTCCGACCTGCCGATTGTTATATATTACTTCTATCTGCTTGATGCTATTCATTTTTCTTTCCTCGTTTGCGGGTAACATTTTGTTCGTTCAATACATCATCCAATGATTGATATTGCTTTTGTGCAAAGAGAGCATCAAACTCTGATAACGCATTCAAAGCAAATCCAATCTGAAGCACCCCCTTCAAAGAGATTTCTCCCGTCTGTTCGAATCGGCGGTAAGTAGCGAACTTAAGACCGGCTCTTGCAGCCATGCCTTCCTGGGTTAGGTTCAATTCCAATCTACGGGCTCTAACTCTCGTTGCAATCTGTAAAGCTACCTCGCTTGGATTTAACACATCAAAAGCTAATATATTATTCATAGACTCATATTTATCAAGCAAAAAACAAAATAATATTCATTGTAAAGGTAGTGAATATTTTGATTTTAACATCAATGTTTAAGGCCTATTTTCTCACCAAAAGAAAAATCAACTTTACCTTATCCCCGTATTCATATATACGTTCATTAAAGCAAAGTCAAAATAAGGGAAGAAAAGAGATGGCTGCGCCATGCTATAATGGCTCCAGCCATTTTTTCTTTTGTCTGCAAAAGATATTTCCGAACCAAACACACCGAACAACAAGTTTCACGGCATATAAATTGGCCTCCGCCTAAATTATTTCTAATAAGATTTCATTTCTGAGCTTTTATCCTTATATTTGTCACAACAGATGCTAAATTTGAAATGTTAGACAATATATACATACTAACAGACACCGAGCTTTGCAACAGGATTGCAGCCAAAATAAAAACGGTACGCCTGAAGCAGAACATGTCGCAGGCCGAACTGGCAGACAAGAGCGGTGTTTCCATCTCCACCATAAAGCGCATGGAAGACGGGGAGGTAAAGAACTTCGAGTCGCTAATCCGCGTCCTGCGCACCCTGGGCAAGCTAGACGTCTTCGTCCCGCTCGTCGAGGAGGAACAGTTGAGTCCGAACGAATACTACGAGTTGGCCAGCAAAGCAAACAAGTCCAGGCGCAAGCGGGCATCCAAAGGTTACACAAAAGAGAATAAGGAGAAATCGGAATGGTAGATGTAGCTCGGGTCAATCTATACGGCCAGCCCATAGGCTCGGTACGTTGGGACCAAAGATATGGAATCGCACAGTTCGAGTACGATCCGGACTTTGTGCGACAGGGCATAGAGCCTTCACCGCTGATGATGCCCGTAAGGGAGGGGCGCGTGTACAGTTTCGGGGAACTTGACAAAACGACCTTCAAAGGCCTGCCCGGGATGCTGGCGGACTCCCTGCCGGATACATACGGCCGGGCCCTTTTTGAGAAATGGCTGACCTTGACGGGCCGGACCAGCGGCAATGCAATCGAGACGCTTTGCTTTCTGGGCAAACGCTGCATGGGAGCCCTTGAATTCGAGCCGGCCATCGACGCAGTCGATACGGATATCCGGATAGAGGTCGATTCTTTGGTGGATGTAGCCAGAGAAGCCCTTACCGACAAATCAAGTTTCAACGTGAACATCGGCTCCGACAAAAAGGCTGCCATTGCAGAAATTCTGCGCCTCGGCATCTCTGCCGGCGGGCAACGTGCCAAGGCAATCATTGCCTACAACAAAGCCACCGGAGAGATCCGTTCGGGACAGGTCGAGGCTCCCGACGGGTTCGACTACCACATCATCAAGCTGGACGGCGTATCCGCCACGGCCGGATTCAGGGAGACGGAGAACTTCGGGCGTCTGGAATACTCCTTCTCACGTCTTGTGAAGGAATGCGGCATCGATATGGCGGAATGCACGCTGATCGAAGAGAACGGGAGGGCTCATTTCCTGACAAAGCGGTTCGATCGGATAAACGGTGCAAAGGTGCACATGCAGACACTCTGCGGTATCGCGCACTTCGATTACCGGCTTCTCAGGACCTACTCCTACGAACAGGCGTTCGCCGTGATGCGCGGGCTGCGGCTTACCTACAAGGAGGCGCAGGAGATGTTCCGCAGAATGGTGTTCAATGTCGTGGTGCGCAACCAGGACGATCACACGAAGAACATCTCGTTCCTGATGGACAGAGGCGGAAAATGGCGCCTTTCTCCGGCCTACGACATGGGCTACGCCTACAATCCCGACGGCCAGTGGACCTCGGCGCACCAGATGTCGATAAACGGCAAATTCAGCGGTATCACCAAAGACGACCTGCTCGAATGCGCGGCCAAGAACAACATCAAGAATGCCGCAAGGATTATCGACGAGGTTTGCCAGGCGGCATCCATGTGGCCGAAGATCGCCCGGGAATGCGAAGTTCCGCAAAAGATGATTGAGGAGATCCGGCCAAATATGATTTTCTTCTGATGGTATGGTTCGACGGATTGCCACAACTTTACTTTATCCCCGTATTCATATATACGTTCATTAAAGTAAAGTCAAAATAAGGGAAGAAAAGAGATGGCTGCGCCATGACAAAAGGCTTCAGCCATTTTCTCTTTTGGATGCAAATCTTATAAGTAATTCGGTTATAAAAGTCGATCCCCATCGGCCACTCCAATAAAGCACCAAATACCTCACTTGGAATCCGAAAATATCCGTGAATCCATGCTCGATTTTACAGCCCGTTTTGGCGAAATAAACCCCGACATGCCCTATCTTTGCGACGGGGTCTGTCGGGGCCCGAAAGGGCTGTTTTTGCCTCTTTTCCCCCTGTTCGGAGGGCACCGATGAAAAAAATCGTTAAATCTTCGATTTTTTGCGAAAAAACAAGTAAATTTTTGAAGTTCCTATCTTTTAAGCCGTAAACTATTGATAGTCAACAGGCATTTAATAGTGCGTCGGCAAATGAAGCGAGGAAATCAAATGTCAAACAATGCACAAATAAACCGCTAATAAAGTCAAATAAACATCTATTAATGAACGATTAACGCCTCCTATTAAGGGGCGTTTCTTTTTACATACGTTGTATTTGATTTGTCGATTTTTTGTTGTTAATTTGTTGCTCGAAATAATTTGAGCAACAAAAGCAACAAATATGGGAGCAGCAAAAGAACCTATCCGCCTCCGGAAGCGGACGACGCCGACAGGCAATGTGTCGTTATACCTGGACATATATTTGAACGGCAAGCGGTCGTATGAATACCTGAAAATGTATCTCGTCCCCGAAAAGACAAAAGCCGACAAAGAGAAGAACCGGCAGACTTTGCAGCTGGCCGAAGCCGTCAAAGCGAAACGGATTGTCGAATTACAGAACGGCGAATTTGGGTTCAATGCAGCGTACAAACTCGAAACCAATTTTCTCGATTATTACCGGGCAATGTGCGAAAAACGACACGGGAGCACAGACAGCAACGGGAATTGGGGAAATTGGCATAGCTGCCTGAAACACCTCGAACGATATTGCAAACCGAACACCACGTTCAAGGACATTACGCCGGAATGGATAGAGGGCTTTCGGGAGTATTTGGATAAAACCGCCCGTTGCAGGGATAAGCGCAAGAAGATAGTAACGGACGAGATTTCAAAGCCGTTGTCGCAAAATTCCAAAGTAAGTTATTTCAACAAACTGCGGGCATGTATAAATCAAGCGTTCGACGACCGCATTATGCCCCATAACCCCCTGCGGGGTATCGAGGGGTTCAAAGCGGGGGAATCGGAACGATGCTACCTCACCCTCGACGAAGTAAAGGCTATGGCTGCGGCGCATTGCAAATACCCTGCTTTGAAAAAGGCGTTTATGTTCAGTTGCCTGACAGGAATCCGTAAGAGCGACATCGAAAAAATGCGGTGGAAAGAAGTCCAACAGCACGGGGAGTTCACCCGTATTATTTTCAAGCAGAAGAAAACGGGCGGGCAAGAATATCTCGACATCAATCCACAGGCAGCCTCCTACTTGGGCGAGCGAGGTAAGCCCGACGACAGAGTGTTTGTCGGCTTCAAATATAGTTCCTATATGATAACGGAGTTAAGAATGTGGGCAGTTCGTGCTGGTATAACAAAGGATATAACCTTTCATTCAGGCCGGCACACTTTCGCCGTTTTGATGCTCGACCTCGGAGCAGAAATTTATACCCTGCAAAAATTACTCGGACACAAAGAGATTCAGACCACCCAAATATACGCCAAGATTCTCGACAAAAAGAAGCAAGAGGCCGTGTCGATGATACCGAACATATTGCCGGAAGAAACCGACAAAGAATAGCGGCTACGGCGTTTTCCTGAACATTTCTCCCTGCCCCGTTAGCAACCAATGGGCGGACACGCCGTAATCTCTGACAAGGTACACCAACCACGGTAATTGTGCGCTATTCTGCGTGGTATTGGGATTTTTCGCTTCGAGGGCATTCAGGTTCCACCGGTTGATATTATATCGGTCGGTAAACGTCTTTTTCCCTCGTATCACCCCCTTTGCTTTCAGGGCGTATAAAGCCTCGAAAAATCGGGCTGTTATTTTTTCGTTTTCGCTTTGATGCATATCTTTTCTGAATGGGCGTTTGCGGCCTTGAATTTTGCGTCTATTTTATTTTCTCGCTCCTGTAATAATCTTTGCCATTTTGCAACCAATTCGGGGCTGAAATCGGGCTTTTTGTGTCCGATAACTATCAACTCGTAGTCTCGCAACTCTTCGGGGGTCATTACAGGCATATATTTCTCAATGTCGAGCAATGCAAGCATATTTTCGAGCATTGTTTTCCGAATGTCCGCATACTTGGGTTCTTCAATCATATCCCCCTCGCCGGTCAAAAACCAACGGGCGTTGATGTCAGGCAACTTCGATACGATTGTCATTACCGGCGTGATACCGAAATTTTCCCCTTTTAGCAACTTGGCAAGATATTGAGGCGTCCAGCCCAACAAATCAGCAAACTCCCGTTGTCGCCCGCCTGTTTTATATTTGATTATTTCGAGTAACCTTGTGTTCATAAATTTCAATATAACGGTACTTTATATCGGATTTGTCCGAACTCTATTATCCTGCAACGGCAGAGGTGGCATTGCCTCCCTGCTGGGCAGGCATTTTTTTGCCTTCCGCAATTTGCTGTTTCAACAAGGCAACCAACTCGTCTATCTGCTTGTCCTTGCTTTTCAGGCTTTCGGCCTGCGTTTGTATCACCTCCCAAACATTTGCCGGAATAGTTACGACACTTGTTCCCGCCTCCACGGAGTTCAGCATATTGCCCTCGCCTGTCATTATCCAAACTTCGTTTATATTTCTATCGACAGACGCCAATTTCTGCACAAATCTTTCCGACAAAGGCACTTTTCCATTTACTATCTGTGAGAATGATGACTTTGTATAGCCTAACTTCTCGGC